GATTATCTTCTTTCCACTGACAATATTCTTTCATTGTCATACGGAATTCTTTTTTCTCTCCCGTCTTAAGATTTTTTACATTGTATGTAGGCATCTAACAATCCTCCGTTTTATTGTATTTTTTACGGCACTTTTTTACTTCTTTCATTTCATCCTTGATCATCTGATAAGCATCCTCAGCGTTAATTCTACCACCAAGTTCCATGGCACAGATAACTTCAACTCTAGTCCCGAAGTGTTTGAGTGCTTCCTCAAAACAATTTAGTTCTTCATACATTCCCATCAGTCAATCCTCAATGAGGGTTGAAGACAGTCACAGTCATCAAGTCGCTCAGGACAACCGCAGTCGCCGTCAGGACACCATTCAAGCGCCTCAGAGACGACTGGGAACTGGCAGATGAAATGCTGCTTGCAGAGTTCTGCAATCTCCATATGCTCCTTCTGGGTGCCGTTGGCAGTCCTCAGATTGATGTAATGGATCCATGACCTAAGATTTCCTGTCATGTAGAGTTTTGTCCCTACGGCGAGAGGAAGCACAAAACGTGCACACTCCTTTGCAATATCATCTTCAAGCATCTCTTGGTATAGTTTCATACCTTGCTCGAAGTGTTTCTGCATTAAGATCTCATACTTCTGTTTGAGAAACGGATCAATAGCATCGATAGAATTCTGCCTATTCTTGTGGTCTTGAAGACGGAGTTCTGGGAGAGAGATCTTCTCACCGAGTAAGGAAGAATCAGCATAGCGTTGGGAAAACTCTTGAAAGCAGAAGCTACGGTGACGTAGGATTTGAGCTGCCAGACCTCTAGTGGTAGAGATCTCCAGGGTCATCGTTGCTTGCTCAAACACAGACCAGTGTCCATGCTTGATACAATACTTCAGCAGTCCTGCCACCTTTGGATTCTCCTGATTTGCAGGATTGCTTACACGAGCAATGTAACCGATTGTTTTCTCTGCATCAGGAGTGACAGAGACCAAACATACTTTAGTCATTCTTTATCAATAAAAAGTCGGGCGAGGAAATACAAACCAAGTGCTTTGAAATAACCAATGGTGGCAAGACCGAAGATACCTGGCAGCAATGCATTCCATAATAGCATAATAATAGCAGGTTTTACAAAGAAAGCAACGGCAGCACCCAGTGCTTTCATCGCTGCTTCTTTCTTCTCTTGTTCTACCAGTTCATTCTTTTCTTCCTGCTCTTGCTCCTCAAAGGCGCGTTTGTCAAAATAGATTGTCATTTTTTCTTTTTCTTTGGTTCGTTCGGGTCTACCCATAGTTTAGGACTAACTCTACCTTCAGTTTGTGTCATTTTAATGAAATCATATCGATATAGATCCCAATAATAATCAAAAATTTCTACTTGTTTTACGGAAGCAACGATATCAAACTTTGTGAGACCGTCCTGCAAATATTCTACAAGGTATGCGGTGTAAGGAAGCGACCGATCCTGTGCAAGGGACGGGTCACATTCCTTAGCGATAAACTTCAAGAGCGACCTCCCCATTCAATGCTAGGAAATGCTTCACTAACTACTGCTTTAGTGATTCGCTTATACTTATCATTCATGCGCCCATCCTTGGCAAGAACCAAAAGTTCTGCCTCTTCTGCAGACAGTCCTTCCAAAAGTTGAACGAACATGGACTCTCGTTTCAAGGAAGGAAGTTTATCCTGCCCACCTTTGAAGAATCGATACAGACCACGATACTCTTGTTCAAGACGTGTGTGATCAGTTCCAACTGGTGCATCATTAGGAGTGTAAGGTACATCACCTTCAGGCATCATAGAAACAATGCTCTCATCAAAGTTGATGATCAACAACTGTCTGAGAGCAGTGCTATTGTGTTTACGAAGAAGGTCTACTTTTTCCTTCTTTGTTTTAGCATTAGAGACCTTTCGTAAGATCTCACTAAGTAGCAACCTTGAGTTGCTATTGTCAATAGATTTTGTAGGCATAATTAACTCCTTTAATCATTCATCATCCTCATCTTCAAACTCAGTCCAGTATTGCGTGTCTGGTCTGATATAGATAAGTTCGTCATGTAACATGTTACCATCTTCATCGAACATTTCAGGATGTGTTACTGATTTGGCATATGCCGCGTTCTCGATGAAGTCTTCTACATACCCTTTTGCTAACCAGGAAAGTGTAATTCCTAGTAAAAACGCTCCGAGTACAACTAAAACTACTAGTGCAATTAACATGGTTTCCCCCTTTTAACCGTTTACAATAATATGGAAACCAACCCTCCTATGTTTTGAACTCAAGATTATTTAGTACTAAACAAGGTTGTTTTCTCTGAGATATTTGACAGTTTCTGTGCAACCTCCGAGACGTTTTGAGTCTAGCAGAACTTGGGGAAATGTGCTACCAGTACCAAACTGTTGGTAGAATTCTTCTCGATTAAAATGTGTGTCCAAGCGATACTCCGTAAAAGAATATCCCTTTCCCATCAAAACTTGTTTAATTTTGGTGCAATAAGGGCAACCGTTGCGAGTGTATACAGCAAAGTTCATAATATCCTCTGATGAAAAAGGGACCTCATAGAGGTCCCATTGGGTGTTCCGACTAATGTAGAGACCGCACGAAAGGTCTCATATTATATATCAGAAACTCCAGGTTGCACCAACCTTAGTTGCATAACCGTTGTCGGCATCATCAACGCCACCAGCGAATGCGAATTCACCGTAGATGGAGAGTTCCTCAGAAGCAGCGACAGATGCGCCAACCTTACCAGAGAGAACGGTGTCGCTTTCACCACCGTCAACAGTGACGAAGCTAGGACCAACCTGTGCGTAGTAGCCTACAGCACCGACTTCGCCAGCATAGCCCACATGAGCGTCTGTCGTCGTTCCAGTGTAATCCGAGCCAGTGAAACCCGAGTTTGCCTCCACATTAACGTAGGGGCCAGCAAGGGCAGGTGCTGCAAGCAGGGGTGCAGCGGCAGCAAGTGCGATTGCAGATTTGATCATTGTTTTTTTACCTTTTAGTTACTTGCGGAATGGTTACCCGCAGATTGAAGCAGACTCGACTTGTCTGCGTTGGGGATAATTATAACACATACCTGAAGAAGTGGCAAGTGTTACAAGTTTGTAATATTACAACGAGTATTTATACTCTTTTAATTGTTCGGTTTCTCCAACCGTTGTTGTCTCAACATGTCATGCTGCTTTTTCCTTGATTCAAGAAGCATATTTGCAACCTTTGTACGATCTTCATAATAAGAATCAGGATCAATTTGAATGTTAACAACATCCATTGGATCTACGATTGCATCAAACTCAGCATCATCATCACCAAGAATCTCTCTCAATTCTTTAGGTAAATCTTCATTTTTAATTTTTGGTAATTCCATTAGACCTCTACGTATTTGTATCCAGTAGCCATTCTAGTATGCCAGATTAAGTTACCCTCAGTTGTTACAGGGTTCAAATCTAAAGACGAAGCGACCAAATCACCAGCAGTAACTCTAATTGTCCTACTAATGTTACCCTCCGTACTATTTCCCTGACTGAAAGTTGCACCAGCAATAGTAAGTGTACCAACTGCTTGACCAGAGATGCTTGGTTTATCATCCCATTCAAAATCTAATCTAACATCTGCTTCCCCAAAACCAGTTACATCAAGTCCAGTTCCATCAGAACTAAACGAAACATTTACATTAGATCCCATCACTTGTGTTACCTTTCCGATGTCCATTGTAGCATTTACGTCAAAACTACCACCAGCATCATCATCCCATTGTATTCTCTGTCCATTATTTCTGATTCGGTAACCCGATCCAGAGCTTGCTCCTGAAATTGTCCAGTCAATAGATGGTGCTCCATATCCACTAACTGGGGATATTGTCCAGGCAATACCTCCAGGATTTTCAGTCCAATCTGTATTGGGACCAGAATTCCTGATGGTAACACCTACTGTATGAGGACCCGCAGTCACATTTGATAGTGTAACTGTATTAGATGATGTGAAGTTTGTACTGGTGGCAATCTGACTGCCATCAAAAGTAAAAGTTCCTTGATTGTCTGCAGCATATTCAAATGTATAATTACCAGCAGCTGGAATGAGAACATTATAACTTGCCGTATGATCGGTGTCAATCAAAACATCACTATTAGATGGATATACAGCATAAGTATCCATAAAACTGCTCCAACGTTCTTTAGGATCGGGACCAGATTTAACCCAATTAATAGTACTAGATCCAATACAACTGGTTCCCCTACAGATTTTTATGTACCATCCACCAGGATTTCTAGCCCAAGTATATGCTAGTCCAGTTGGATTTCCTTCTGCATCTTGAAACCCAGCATCAGAGTTAGTGCAATTAACAACAATCTTAAGTTGACCTTCTGTAAGTGTTCTAGTGGCAGAATATGGAGTTGTTAATGATCCACCTGCAAAGATACCACCTGCTCCACCAATCACAGCACTAGTTTCATCATTTAAATATACATTAAAATTATCATCAGCACCACCAGTGATTGTATATGTGTCTGTCGCTGGAATATCAACAAAATAAGTTACCGTTTGTTGTAACTGTGGTAGTGTACAAACTTCTGGATTAACCCACACTGCATACTTATCTCCTTCTTCACTCCAATAACTATTGTTTGCGGGTTCAGTATCTGCTGGTGATGATAAAGTAATTGTCAATGTTGCATTACAGTCAGTACCATCAAGATCATAAAAACAAATACTATTACTACTTACCGCTTGTCCACCATAACCCGTACCACCAGTAATTGTTAATGGATAATCAGTTCCTGGCGTAACACTAACAGATGCATCTTGTGATCCTCTTCTTCCATTTTGAGTGAGTGTAACACCATCAATAGTGACAGAACCCAAGGCAGTTCCAGCAGTATTTGGATTATCATTCCATCTCAAATTTAATCCAACATTACCATTAGCACCAGCAGTTCCAGTTACTCTAAGTTTTAGAGTACCACTCTCTTCTACAAAAGTTGCAGTCACTATTTCTGGTGCAGGAGCAAGTGGAGCACCACCCGTTACAGGAAATGTTGGTGGTGAAGATCGTTCTTGTAATACTTTTTCTACGAAAGTTCCATTTGCTCTATATGCTTTTATTGGGATTATATTAATATCTGGATCGAATGGAGAACAATCTATAGGAGAAAGTTGTATTGGTTCAAAATTATCATTCAATCCCCAAGGTGTTGTTGATGCTGTTTGCCAATCATATTGAGGTTCAATTAATGGATAACCAGATGGTGTTCCAATTGGTGATAATAAATCATCTACACAATCGTAAAATTCTTTTGTGCCATCAGAGAGAGTTCTAACTCTACACCTTCTACTAAGAATAGCAGAAACTGGACCATCCATTATACGTTCAAGATCAGGAAAATCAAGAGGTCCATAGGTGATATCTCTTCCATCACCAGTGTCTACATCTCTTCTTCTTTTACCAGCAGCGTCATCGTCATCAGTGAAGATGTCACAGGTTGGACCTAGTGGTCCCTCAGGATAATAATAGGTGATTGCCATTAAAAAAGAGGGTTGTTACACCCTCTATTTATTTTAATCATTGTAAAGGTCTTCCAACCTTTGCTTTTTATCTTTGAATTGTTGAGCATTCATTTGTGATACATCAACATACATCACTTCTTCACCAGGATTAGGTGCTTCTGGATGCTTTCGCTTGATTGGTTTGTTCATTTCTATATTGATAGATTGAATGTTAGACCACATCATAGCGAATGCTGCGCCTGCTATCAAGGCAAAACAAACAAAATAGATAAAAACAAACCAAGGATTCACAGTGCGTTACCTCTAGGAAGAACTTCTTCTGGGAATACAAAGTTCTCATGAGGTTGATCAACTGGTGCCAACCAAGCACGAAGACCTTCGTTCAGAAGGATATTTTTCGTATAGAACGTCTCAAATTCAGGATCTTCTGACGCCCTGATTTCTTGAGATACAAAATCGTAAGCAC